AGTCATGTGGGATGGCTGGTTCAGACTTCAGGATATGGTTGAGGGTTACCTGGTGATGAAGTCTCTTGATCAGGAGATCTGATCAAGAGACAGCTGTGCGGAGGGGCAATCAGCGAGTAGGTATATGGGATAATCGCGGATTCAGGTGCTGGTACTGAATTCACCGGGAGGCACCCGGCACCATGCAATGGCACATAGCGCCACTCTCCAGCCCCTCTCCGGAGGGGCTTTCTTATGGACAAAAAAAGCCCGCGCAGGGAGACGCGGGCGGCAAGGAATAAACAACAAAACGTGAAGTAATATTTCAGCTGGCGAATAATATCCGACAGTAATCACTCTGCGCAATAGCGCGGCCTTTTTCGTATTGCGGGCTGTTGTCTCTCTTCTGCCATTGTCCTGTAACCTCCGGACTTCAGCCCGCTCCTCATTTTACTCACAATATTATCCCGGCCGGGAGGATTCATGGCATTTAAACACTATGATGTTGTCAGGGCGGCGTCGCCGTCAGACCTTGCGGAAAAGCTGACACACAAACTGAAAGAGGGCTGGCAGCCATATGGCGGACCGGTTGCCATTACGCCGTACACACTGATGCAGGCGGTGGCTATTGAAGGAGATCCACAGGTCGGCCCTTCATCTGAGCCGGACTGGTTCTACGTGGTTGTGCTTGCCGGACAGTCCAACGGCATGGCCTACGGTGAAGGGCTTCCGTTACCGGATTCTTACGATGCTCCGGATCCGCGCATTAAACAGCTGGCGCGCCGCAGCACGGTAACTCCGGGTGGAGAGAGTTGTACGTATAACGACATCATCCCGGCTGACCACTGTCTGCATGATGTGCAGGATATGAGTACGCTGAATCATCCGAAGGCAGACCTGAGCAAAGGGCAGTACGGCTGTGTCGGCCAGGGCTTACATATTGCCAAAAAACTGCTCCCGTATATCCCGAATAACGCGGGGATCCTGCTGGTACCATGCTGTCGTGGTGGTTCGGCATTCACCCAGGGCGCGGAGGGGACATTCAGTGCGGACGCGGGGGCCAGCCAGGATTCGGCGCGCTGGGGTGTGGGTAAACCGTTATATCAGGACCTGATTGCGCGCACTAAAGCTGCATTACAGAAGAACCCGAAAAATGTGTTGCTGGCGGTGTGCTGGATGCAGGGAGAGTTTGACATGAGCGCCGCCACCCACGCACAGCAACCTGCGCTGTTTACAGCCATGCTGAAGCTGTTTCGTGCTGACCTCACTGTGTTTAACGCGCAGTGTCATGGTGGCAGTGCTGCAGATGTACCGTGGATTTGTGGTGACACGACGTATTACTGGAAAAATACATACGCTACCCAGTACGACACCGTGTACGGCGGGTATAAAAACAGGGAGAGTGAGGGCGTTTATTTTGTGCCCTTCATGACAGACGGTAACGGCGTCAATACCGCCACTAACGCGCCGGCAGAAGATCCGGATATTCCGGCATCAGGATATTACGGTGCGGCATCGAGAACGAATGGAAACCAGGTATCATCAAACCGCCCGACACATTTCAGTTCATGGGCGCGCAGGAGCATTATTCCGGATCGTCTGGCAACCGCTATTCTGAACGCAGCCGGGCGCACCTCAGCCTTCATCAGTGGTAAGGCACCGGAAATCAAACCCTCGCCCGGCGGCAACACGCCATCGGGTCCGTCTGCAGATACGTCCGTTCGCACAATCTCCCTGCTGCCGGCAGCCGGAGAGGCTGCTGCGCAGGGCTGGAGCATTAAGGATGGCGGAATTCAGTTGTCAGATGGTGTATTTAAGATCACCAAGCAGAGCAATAAAACCTGGTCCCTGACGCATCCGGTGGATGACGCAATTACCCTGCTGACACAGGGCGGCAGACTGACCTGTAAGTTCCGCCTGTCAGGCGCACTGACCAACAATCAGTTCGGGCTGGGGATTTATCTGTATACGGATGCTCCCGTTCCTGATGGTGTGGCGATGACGGGTACCGGTAATCCGTTCCTGATGTCGTACTTCACTCAGACCACTGACGGCAGAGTGAATCTGATGCATCACAGGAAAGCCGGAAACACGAAGCTGGGGGAGTTCGGCGATTACGGTAACGACTGGCAGACGCTGGAGCTGGTGTTCACCGCCGGCAGTGCCACGGTTACTCCGAAACTGAATGGAGTGGAAGGTTCGGCATTCCAGGCTATAAAAGACAGTCTGACACTGGGACTGAATGCGCTGACGCTGACGGATATTACAAAAAATGCAGCGTATGGCGTTGAGATAGAAAGTCTGGTGCTGGAGATAAATGCACCGGCAGCATAATAAAAAAGCCAGCGCCCACTCTGAAGGACGCTGGCTAAAACGGGTAGATGTACTTCACATGATACTTATATCTGGCAGTACATTTTCTGACAGACAGTGACGGATGTTGTCAAGATATTGTGTCATTTATAACCTGAATCAGGGGTTGGTCGGAATGTTATCTGGCATTTTTAGCAGAGCCTGAATGCCATAATCACGGCTCCCGGAGTTGGCCGTCAGTGGGTGACACTGGCGGTCTTTTTGTTTTCCTTTACTTTCATTTTCTGTCGGCGGTGACGGAGACATACATCAGATGGAAAAAATCACAACGGGTGTGTCATACACCACGTCAGCGGTGGGGACGGGATACTGGTTACTGCAGCTGCTGGACAAAGTCTCTCCGTCCCAGTGGGTGGCAATAGGTGTACTGGGGAGTCTGCTGTTTGGCCTGCTGACGTATCTGACTAACCTGTATTTCAAAATCAGGGAGGACCGCCGTAAGACGGCGCGGGGAGACTAAAGCGATGAAGAAAAAATACGAACTGGTTGTTAAAGAGATAAATAATTACCCGGATAAGATTGCTGTTACTGTGGCACTTGAAATTGGCGGGCATCCGTCGTTGTTGTTGCCACATGTGGCGATTAGTCTTGACCGTACTGAAGGTGCCACGCTGGAGTTCTACGAAGCTGAGGCGAAAAAACAGGCGAAGCAGTTTTTCATGGATATTGTTGCCGGGTTATGCGAAGGGGATGAACCGTCACCGGAAAAGCGCCCCGTAATTTTAGATGCGCAGGATGTATTGATAACCTACAAAGGAAAGCTACCGGGAAGAATTACTTGTTCTCTGAAGATGCCGCCGTCAACACTGCGGTCAGAAAAAGATGATGTTGAATCGCGTATTGAAAAACTGGAGTGCTATATCGCTGAATTGAAAAAAAGCACCCCAACAAAAAATGAGGTGCTTGCAGCAGACGAAATGAAAGAAGCTATTCCTGATCGCGCGGCGAATCTAAGCTGCGCTTCATGGTTGAAAGAGCATCTTCAGCAGCCTGAAAAAAAACGCCGCGATGAGCAGTTTGCTGCGTTTTACGATTATTGCCGGAAAGTGATGAGCAGAAATCTCGCAGAGTGTTTCAGTATTCATAATGATAATTTCAGTGACCTGGAATGGGAGTGTAACCGGCCATCCTTTGTTGTATCCGGTGATGCTGGGAAAATAACCATCTCAGAAAATGGAAAAGTAACACCGCCATCGCACCAGCATAGTGAGGAGCTCATTGAATTTGCCATTGATTACCTGAAGAACAATAAAAAGCAGGGGCTGATGAAGTGCATTGGTCGTTGCATGGGATATCTGCAGATAGCTGCTGAGATTGAAGCGCTGGCCAGTGATGCGGACAAGGATGCAGTTGTGCGGGAGGCTCTTCTTCGTGATTTTGATAATCCGCCCTTTAAAAAAAGTGCCGGCTTACTGGTTTCATCCAGGACTGACTTATCTTAAAGGACGTATATAAGCTGGCTCGTTATCTGTTGCCGATAAATCCTGATAAATATCCATGAACACCAAAATCAAATACGGCCTGTCGGCTGCTGTTCTGGCGCTGATTGCCGCTGGTGCGCCTGCGCCTGACATTCTCGACCAGTTTCTGGATGAAAAGGAAGGTAACCACACCACGGCATACCGTGATGGTGCGGGGATCTGGACCATCTGCCGTGGTGCCATCATGGTGGATGGTAAACCTGTTGTTCCAGGCATGAAGTTGTCGAAGGCAAAATGCGCTCAGGTTAACGCCATTGAGCGTAATAAGGCGCTGGCATGGGTGGAGAAAAACATCAAAGTGCCATTGACCGAACCACAGAAAGCGGGGATTGCGTCATTCTGTCCGTACAACATTGGCCCCGGTAAGTGTTTCCCGTCGACGTTTTATAAACGAATTAATGCAGGCGATCGCAGGGGGGCGTGTGAGGCGATTCGCTGGTGGATTAAGGACGGTGGCAGAGACTGCCGTATTCGCTCAAACAACTGTTACGGTCAGGTATCCCGTCGCGACCAGGAGAGTGCGCTGGCGTGCTGGGGAATTGACAGATAAGCAGAATATTTTGCTGAAAAATGCGGTTTGCTCACACGGACGGATAACACGAAATCCTGCGAACTGACAAAAACTAAGTGAATAAAAGTAAAAACCCCGTTTGTTGGCTGCAAGCGGGGTTTTGTGTTTCCTGACTCTGGAAAAGTCAAAGGAGAAAGTGTGTTTGATTTTAGCAAACTGATTCGGGAGATTCGAGTGATGGCTGAAAAATTATCCACCTGGAAGTTCATTCTTATCTGGCTGGTGTTTGTGATTATGGCCTCCGGTTATTTCATCGGTCAGATACGCTGGTGGTGAAATGAACCGCGTACTGTGCGTGGTCATCATTGCCCTGCTGGTGGCCTGTGGTGCGCTTAGTCTGGGGCTGAATCATTACCGTGATAACGCCATAACCTACAAAGAGCAGCGCGATAAAAAAGTCAGTGAGCTGGAGCAGGCAAATGCAACCATTACTGATATGCAGCAGCGCCAGCGTGATGTTGCTGCACTTGATGCCAGATACTCGAGGGAATTAGCCGATGCGAGAGCTGAAAATGAAACTCTTCGCGCTGACGTTGCCGCTGGTCGTAAGCGCCTGCGGATCAACGCCACCTGTCCAGGCTCCGTGCGTGAAGCCCCCACCACCTCCGGCGTGGATAATGCAACCGGCCCCCAACTGGCAGACACCGTTACACGGGATTATTTCACCCTCAGAGAGCGGCTGATGACGATGCACAAGCAACTGGAAGGGGCACAGGACTATATCCGCACTCAGTGCCTGAAATAAGTTTTGTTGATGCGCCGTATCGTCGCTGTATTCCCTCATTAACAGAGACCGCAGCCCGACAGGGAGACTCCTCTGCGCGAGTGTGCGGGGATAATCAAAAACGATACACACCGGGGTTTACCGCGTTAACGGAGCGCGGCGTTGTCCCCTCATAGTCGCCTGTCCGGTGCGATGGTGGAAGAAGCCGGATGTTTATCACTATTAATTGATGACACAGAAATGGATTCATTGAATTTCAGCACGTTTTTGTATTCGTGTTATTGAACATCTGTTTATTTTACTTTTAACATATTGATAATAAAAAGAGCTGTAAATCTTTAGATGAGTCGATTTTGTCCGGGGAAGTTCAAATGGATTTTATGCTGACGGTTTCTGGTGTGGTTATCCTGTCCATTGCTTATACTGCAGATAAATATGGCTGCCATTTGTTATCACGTATTGGCGCTTATTGTTCGTTGATGCTGATTTTCTCGTCGCTTTTTTTTTGAGTAAGTTATATTAATTATAACAAATAATTTTCTGTGTTATTTTTTCAGGCTATCCCGTCAGAGGGGAAGCCTGTACTGCCGGGGAGCGAATGGAAAACTGATGTGTCCGGTAACTGCGTGTTCTGTGAACACCATGTTACTTAATTATGTAATTCATACCCGAACTCTCTGTTGACAGCCTTCTTCTGCAGGCTTCAATAACCCACGCTGAAAAGTTTCCTGAACCTTTCAGATCAAGAGCGATGTTAATTTGTTCAATCATCTGGTTTGGAAATCGGATGTTGCGGGTTGTTGTTCTGCGGGTTCTGTTCTTTGATGACATAATGTTTCCCCATATTCAGTGTTGCTGATTTGTATTATCTGAAGTTGCTTTTACGTTAATTTGACGCAGATCAATTAATACGATACCTGCGTCATAATTGATTATTTGACGTGGTTTGATGGCGTAGATGCACGTTGTGACATGTAGATGATAATTATTATCATTTTGCGGGTCCTTTCCGGCGATCCGACAGGTTACGGGGCGGCGACCTCGCGGGTTTTCGCTATTTATGAAAATTTTCCGGTTTAAGGTGTTTCCGTTCTTCTTCGTCGTAACTTAATGTTTTTATTTAAAATACCCCCTAAAAAGAAAGGAAACGACAGGTGCTGAAAACGGGCTTTTTGGCCTTTGTCGTTTCCTTTCTCTGTTTTTGTCCGTGGAATGAACAATGGAAGTCAACAAAAAGCAGCTGGCTGACATTTTCGGTGCGAGTATCCGTACCATTCAGAACTGGCAGGAACAGGGAATGCCCGTTCTGCGAGGCGGTGGCAAGGGTAATGAGGTGCTTTATGACTCTGCCGCCGTTATAAAATGGTATGCCGAAAGGGATGCTGAAATTGAGAACGAAAAGCTGCGCCGGGAAGTTGAAGAACTGCGGCAGGCCAGCGA